CACATCCACCCAGCCCACGCGGGCAAGGGTCTCCGCGTCCAAAACGTCTATTCTCATAGTGGTTCGGGAAGAATGCCCGCCTCCATCGGGTAAAAGCTGACGGATGCCTGCAGGTAGCCGGAGCCGGACTCCGCCTGCATACTCAGCACGTTATCGCCGGGCTGCAGCTCGGTGAGGGTGCTGTCCTCGTCCAGCTTGGAGAAGATGTTCTCGGTCACGCCTGCCCGGGTCAGGGTGCAGGCCAGCCGGTCGGATGTGCTGCGGTAGATCTCCAGCGTCTCATCCGGCTGCAGGGTCAGATCAAAGCCGATGAAGGCCCCGGTCTGCAGATCCACCACCTTGGGATGCGTCACCGGCATGTCGCACCGCAGGGTGGCCGTGAAGGGCACCGGCAGCGAACCGTCGTTGCGCAGCACCGCCGCCGTGCCGTCCCGCTTGATGCCGTAGATGTGGCTGTCGTAGCAGACGGGGAAACGGAATGCCTTTTCGTACCCGCCCAGCACGCTGCTGACGGCGTTCAGATCGTACCAATAGGGTTTCTCGCTGTAGAGCATCAGCTCACAGCGCGGGTCCGGCGTGTAGCTGGAAAAATAAGGCAGTTTTTGCAGCACGAAGCGGGTGAAATAGTGGTCGCCAAAATAGAGGGTGCCTTTGGTGAAGTAGGGCAGCTTTTTGGTAAAAGCTCTTGCACGGGTCAACGCATCCCTGCCCCAGAACACAACCGACAGGGTGCGGGACACGCCGGAGACGCTCTGTCCCTCCACGGTGTCGCCCACCTGACCGACACCCTGCGCGGTTTTCAAGTCCACGTCGATGCCGTTGAGCGGGTCGAGAGCGTAAGGTGTATCGTAGTCCCAGCCCAGATGCAGGACGGCACCGGCATCAGTCACGATTTTGAGATGGTCCTTAAATAGCACAGTGTCCTCCTTTCATCGTTTGCGGGCCTTGGCCTTGTCGGCTTCCCAGCGGGCTTCCCGCTGCTGTGCGGCTGCGGTGTCGTGGCCGTTGTAAAAGTTCTGGGTGATGTTGGTATCGCCCTCGCGGTGGTAGCTGTTGGCAGCGGACACCACCTGTGCGGTGCCGGAAGCGGCCACGGTGGAGCCGAGACGCATGTTGTCGGAAAGCACCAGCGCCCCCGCCTGCCGGATCATGTCGGCAAGGGCGGAGTTGGTCT